ATTACACCAAGTGTTTTTTCTGGTATACCGCCACGTAAAATATAATCTATATGTTCTAAACCTGTTTCAATTTTGTTTTCTTTCTTGTTATAGTAATCCCACCTTTCATCAGCTTCATCAGTATAGTCATGCCCAACTGACTTGTCAAAAGATGTTGCAATGGCATCATGTAATAATTCAGGTAAAGCAGTCATGGGTGTTTTCTTATCATCACCACCAATAACATTTACCGCTTGATAAACTGCATTTACAATGGCTCTTTCTTGACACCAAGATTCTGTTTTATTTACCAACCATTCTGTTTTATTAATAGGTTCTACTTTCTTTGTAAGAAACTCTTGTACTGAATTGTAAATAGGTTCAGTCAAATCAGTTCTTGATTCAACTTCAATTTGTAATGCTGTGGAATTAGGTAATGAATTGTTCTTGTTAAAGTATCTAACAATCTCTTCAAATATTACCTTTTCATGTTTTTCAGAAAAGTAATCATCTTTTACAAATGGTGCAACTTTACGACAGTACTCTTCATTTACCATCATATTGTATAGTATGCCTTTTCGTAACTCTGATGAATCAATACTCATATATCAGTAATAATACTTGGTGCTTCGTTCTTTTTAACATTTAATATATCTGCTATAATATCACTAGCCATATTTTGAAATTTATCTTCTCTTGCATATTTTTCAGCATCTTCTACAGTTAAGAACTCTACTTGGAAATTAAATTTATCTCCATCTAAACTCATATCAACTGGTCTCCAAGTGACATTTTCATATTTATGACCCTTGCCAGTGATTTTTATCCATTCACCACCTTCTGGGTCTACCCACGCTTTAAAATTTTTAGGATTTTGTTTTGACATTCCACGGCCTTTCATAGTTAATTGTTGTTAAAAATTCGTCTGTAAATACTCCATCAACCCGTATTGTATAGGTCCATTTAGGACTTGGGTCGACACCGTGGTAATTAAGGTCATGAAACACATAACAATTACTATCCACGTAATGCTGTTTATCGTTTTCTTGGTCATAAATAAATCCTTTTTTCTCCATATTAGGACTAATCATTATTGAATTGTGGTCTTCTAACATTACAAAGGGATTGTTATCTCTATGTACTGTCACATGCTGGCAACTATCTACTCCAAATATATTCATTCTTCCTATTTGTTTGAATGGTAGCATTGTATGAATCCATTCTATTAAAAATGGGAAATACTTTTTTGCTTCTGCTCTGATGTATTTTCCTGCTGTAGAGCTTTGTTCATTCCAGGGGGACCACATGATTGGATATACGTCTCTCCAAGGATAGTAAGCTCCTTTTTTATACTTGATATATTTTTCAAGAATTTTCTGTTTCTTATAATCATTTTCAGGTAATGTTTTAACTCTATGTATTTCTTCATCATATAATTTTGCTCTTGCATATTTGACATCTAAATAATCACTGTCAAAGAATTTTGTAAATGCATCTCCTCTAGAATAATCATCACCTACACTAAATATAAGGTCATCACTTCTAGCCATACCCCAGCAAACTTCATCATTAATTTTAACTGCAGCATCTTTTGTTAATAAATCTAAATGATGAAATGGTTTACCATTGATTTTGATTAAAGGCTGTATTCTTTTTTTCTTTGGAGGATTTGCAATAAAATCATCTCTAGACTTAAATTGATAATCCATTACTCTTCTTCTACTTCTTCTACTTCCTCTACCACTGCTTTTGTACTAGTACCAATTGCATATCTATCTTTAATTGCATCAGCAAAACCAGCTTTAAACATAGGAATCCAAAATTCAGAATGTGATGTATCAGCTTTACGCTTTTTATCTGTAATTACTTCACCCGTTTTAGGATTAGTACCTTCAAACCAACCTACTGAAGGTTTGTTTACCCAGCCTAATTCTAATCCAATGTCAAGTAAACCAGACCATTTGTTAATACCACCTTCCCAGGTGACACTTAAAGGTAATCTAGTTTTTTCTCTTACAAATCTAGATTTTTCTACACCCATCATAAAGTGATAACCTGCTATTTCAGTACCTTCTTTTTCTTGCTGCCTACCCATAAATAATATCTGATTTGCAGAATAGTAAATACCAGTACCACCACCCATTACATCTTTAGGAAACATTCCAATCTCTTTATAAGTGTGATTGACTGCAACTAAAGGTATATCTCTTGTTGTAAGATAAGGTGTACAAATTCTAAATAATGATTTAAGTGCTTTAGCTCTTGACATATCTGCTACTGATTTACCATCAAGTGCATCTTCTAATTCTTTTTTAGATGCTAAATTACCGACTGAATCAATTACAATAATAACTTTATCACCTTTATCTATTTCTTCTAATTGTTTTGTAATATCAAACTTAAGTTGTTCTACATGTTCAATTGGTGTGTGTATACATCTTTGTGGGTCTACACCCATACTTTCTAAGTATTCAGGTGTGATACCAAACTCTGTATCATATAATAAACAAACAGCTTCTGGATATTTTTTCATATAAGCATGAGCCATAAGTAATGCCAGGTTTGATTTGAAATGTTTTGATGGACCTGCTAAGACAGTAAGTCCAGGTGTTAATCCTCCATCAATAGAACCAGATAATGCAATATTCAAAACCGGTACATCTGTTGGTACCATATCTTTTTTATTGAATAATGCTGAATCTGATAATACTGCTGTGGATTTTACGGTTGAAGTTTTTTTAAGCTTTTCTAGTAGCGACATAATGTTTCCTTTGTTGGTTGTTTTATTCAGCGTATACCAACGCCGTACTATATTTATACCACTACTAGAAGCTTTTTTATGTTAGCCTTTGAGATATTCAGGCTCACCTTTGTTAATCTTAATGGCTTTAGGCTTCTTTTCTTCTGGAAGCTTATATTCCAATTCGACTACTAACAAACCATTTGTAATGGCTGCATTGGTGACTTCAATATATTCTTGAAGTTTAAAAGTCTTAACAAATTTACGAGATGAAATACCTTTGTGTAAGTATTCTTTCTCTTTGCCATCAACTTTACCTGTGATGATTAACTCACCATCTTTGACTGTGACATCAATATCTTTCTCACCAAAACCAGCAATAGCAAGTTCGATTGCGAACTTATCTTCACCTGTTTTTACAATATTGTGTGGTGGATAGGACTCGATGTTTGTCCAGTGTGTTGAGTTTAATTCATCGAAAAGACGGTCAAATCCAATAAAGGCAGACCGCGGGAATGTAATTGCGTTCATAGTTTCCTCCTTATTAAGCAAGTTTACAAATGAGTCCCATAATTGGCAACTCGTATTATTTATACTATATGGTGGTCTGTTTTTAGGTGATATCTATGCTACAACTTCGGTTGAAATTGTTTTTACTTAGTAGTAGCCGTAGTTCCCTATTAGTGCGAGTATCATGGGCATAGTAATAGTGCCAATCAAAATCGAGAAATCTCTGATCAATTCACAAACTCTACAGGTTTTGGGATGCTCGGCTTTCCATGTTTTATAGTAAGCTTTCACGTAAATATTTAATAGAATTATACTGAGCCCTAGGGCTTTATGATTAATAATTAATTGCCATTATGGCAAATGATCTAAGAATCATTCTTTTAATAACTTTTGGTTATATTTCTTTTTGCGTGGTATTTGTTTCTTTTTGTTAGGCTCAACTTTATGACCATACGGTTTGTCATGGTCAAATAAAACTTTATGTGTTCTTGTTTTATATTTTTGTGCCAACGGTTCTTCTCACTATATCGTTGTGGTTAAATTCCGCCCAATATAGTTCAAATGCAACACCGTCTTCAATACCTTCAAATTGATGAACCTTACCAGGTTTTACCTGTGTAAATTCTCCTGGTCCCAAGATAGTTTCATCTACTAATCCTTCTTGGTCTTCTTGCCATACTCTAATTAGCATTTTTCCTGATTCCACAAAAAAACCATTCCATTTGAATTTATGTTCATGTTCACTACATTTATATCCCGCTTTGTACTCTATGCGGTGGAATTCAAGTGCGCCGTTAGCAGCTATCAGCTCAGTTTGACCCCAAATTTTTCCAGCTTTGATACTCATAATAAATATAATACTTATATAATGGAGTATTTATTATGGCGAGCAAAAAAAATCATAGAGTCTATGTGACTTATTTTCCTGATGGTAGATATTATATTGGATATTCAGGTAAGACAGAAAAACAGTTTGAAAAGTATTTTGGTAGCAGTACACTTATTAAAGAGTATACTGAGGATGACTTATTTAAAGAAGTTATCTTTGAAAGTGAGAAAAAGAATGAAGCTAAAGTACAAGAGTTCTTACTTCAATGGCAGCAAAGAGATGACCCTGATTGTTTAAATGATATGATACATATAAGACTTAGATTAAAACACTTAAAAGAATTTACACCAATAAGATGGGAGCCTAGAGACCAACCTGTATGACAATATCAAATGTACCTAATTGGAAACAATTCGAAATAGATGGCTGGCAAGAATGCTGTGCTGAACTAAAAGAATTTGTTTTACATAAAAAACCTGAAATTGCATTAGGTATGAGCTTAATGGTATGGCGTAGATGTTGGCCACAGCCTTACTTACAATTACCAGAAGAATGTCCTAAATTATGGGATTTACTAGAACCTACATTTGGTAAAATACGACAAGTAGGTTTTTTTGTAATGCATGATAAATGGACTGCAATACACACTGATAATTATGATGCTATTGCCGATGGTAAAGGTGCAGCTGGTAGACGTATTAATATGCCAGTTATGAATTGCGAACAATCTGTCACCAGATTTTGGAAACAAAAACCTATAGAAATATTAGAACAAAATATGAAAGATGAAGAACCTCATGATAGAAATGTAAATGGTGCAAGAGTAGCTGTGTCACTTGCAAGTGTAGATGATGATGCACAGGGCCAAAGCCCAGAATGGGTAGCCGATAGATTAGGTGCTGAAAATTTAAAATGGAAACCAACTAGAATATTAATGCCTGATGGAACTCACTATAATAACTTTGCATATAAAAATATGTTAGAAATAGATTCAGTTGTAGTAGATAAACCAACAATATTAAGAGTAGATGTACCTCATAATGTGACTGTGACAGGTTGGAATTTTCCAAGAGTCACTGTGACTGTAGGATTTGAAGATGAAGAACTGCTGGAAACATATTAATTTACCTGGCTGGGAAACAGCTCAGGATGAGTTATACAAATACGTTACTGAAATAGAAAAAAAGTATGCGTATAATATGGACCTTGAAGTTGTAAGAAACTGTTATCCATATCCACATGATGATATGTTAGATTATGTGCCTGCACTACCAAAATTAGTAGAACACATTGGTGAAATTAAATCAGTTTCTCTTATATGTTTATACAAACCAATTATGACTATACACACTGATATGTACACTGACAATGAAGGTAATACAAATGCAAAATGGAAACTTAATATACCTGTACTAAATGTGCATGAGAAGACTACTACATATTGGTATGAAAGAACAAATCCTAGAAATACAAAAGGTGAAGATTATCCTTTTCCATATTACATAGCTGCCGGTCATGCTGCAAACAATAAAAAAGTAGCCAGTAATATTATGGAAGCTGATGTAATATTTCATCCAGATGAGATGACTAAAATAGATGAAGTAATATTAGACAAACCTGTAATATTTGATTCACATACACC